CGAATCGAGCCTCACCGCTAGCGTCTGTTTGGTACGGCGAGAATATGGGGGTTTCAAATTCTTGCGCCATGCTCTTCAATGCCTTACTAACTTCTATTTGTTCTGTCCAATCGTACTGCCCTCCACGAGAAGGCATACTAGATCGCTTAACTTGATTGATATAGTCGACGATAACTACGCCCACATCCATCTTACTTTTAATTTTTTTATCAAGTTCGGCTCTTATCTTGGAGATAGTAAGAGAGGGGTCATAAACCACATCTAACTGTTGAGTTGGGAGAAGCTCACAAGTAGATTTTAGTTTATCGTGTAACTTTTCAAAGTCTCGATGTTCTCGATACTCTGCAAGTCGTTCTTGGCTATCTTGGTATCGGGCAGCCCACCAACTAGCAACCTTATCCCATTCCGTTACGTTAAGATTTTTAGTACGGAGACGTGAGAAAGGTACTTCAGTTGCAATCGAACAACACCGTTGCAGTATCGCTCGACTATCCATCTCAATAGTGAAATAGATTGCAGACTTACCAGAATTATAGACATTATTAGCAATATTAGAGCAGGTAATAGATTTCCCCGCCCCTCGGCGACCGCCTACGAGGATCAAGTCTCGGGGGGAGAACGAAATCTCGTAGTCATTATCGGTGTTTAAGCCGAGGGGAAGGTACTTTCCTAACTCCTCATCAGGTTCGAACAAGGTAATACGTTGCATACTTTCTTGAGGTTCTTGAAGGTCTACTTTATTTTCGATATCAAGAACGATCTGATGTAGGTGGCCTACAGATTCCTCTGCATCCTCAAAGGACATAGAGTTATCAACGTAGTCCTCAAGTGACAGTAGTATCTCTTTTTGAGTATACTCATTTTTCAAATACTGAAGAAGCATATATGCGTCAGCATCTACTTCAATAGCATCTATGGCATAGAGCAGTTCCTTAGTGGCACCGTCTCTTAGCTCAAACTTAAGGTCTTCAAACGTAGGGAGTCTATGAAATTTTTCACAGTGCTTATCTATCTCAGAAAATAATCTGTGATAGGCTACGGGCAAATAGTGCTTACGCACTGATGACCAAGATTCAAAATCTTGCACATCTAAAACTTGCTTTATAAAAGCACTTGCAATGTTCAATGATTCCCCCGAACGAAAATGTAGCCAGAGCAACCCCTTGCCCTAGCTACATGGATGTACTACTTTTTAGGAAGCAGCAGCTTTTTCTTTCTTTGCAGCTCCGTCGTAATCTGACGCTGTCAGACCTCGACGAGTCAACATAGTTTTGACACCTCTAGCAGTTTTACCGATTGTTTCTGCAATCGCTTCTACTGTCATGTCAGTTACATCGCCCAGGTCAGCCAAAGGATCTTCTTTTGCTGAGCCTTTTGTATGCTCCTGACGGGGGATAGCGTCAATTTCGCCGGAACGAAGAAGGCTAAGAGCCTTACCACGAATACTGTTTACAGTACGGTCTAACTTAGTTGCAATTGCTTCCACAAAAGCGCCAGAGTTAACCATATCTACAAAGATTACTTCTTCCTTAGGGGAATAAGTTCTTACAGTCTCCACTTTGGGAGCAGCTTTGACATGGTCAGTAAGTTCCATAGAAAGAATCTTACCTTGAATAGATTTAGGACTAAAAGCCCCAGATTCAAAGTGAGATGCAATCTCTGCGTATGTGTACTCTCCGCTATTGTCTGTGACAAAAGCAGATAGTGTAGCTTCTTGAGAATCACTGAAAGCGCGTACGCTTTTAGCGGAAGCAAGTTCTACTTCAAAACCCATTTTACGCAGTTTACTAGAAACTGACCGTGTAGTAGTCTCAAGTTGGTCTGCGGCTTCTGCTACAGTTACTTGAGAAATTGGTACTTCATCACCGACGAAATTAGTGAGCTCGTCAGTACGCTCATCAGTCCATTTAGGCAGTGTTGCCATTTGTATCTCCTATAAATTCTAATAGATTAGTTACTATTGTTATGCCAGACTCTCTGGCTTTTTTTGTTTTAGCAGATTCTATTCCACTTTCATTAACTAGAATAGTTACATCTTTTGTTACAGTATTCTTAATTACATATCCTCTAGCTGACAGCGCCATTTCCGCCGCAGCTTTAGTTTTAAAACTTGTTAGTTTCCCACTAATACATACTGTATCAAGAGTTTCTGTTACTTTTTTAGGCTTCTCAAACTTAAATATAAATGGTAGAAACTCTAAGTTATCTTTCCATTCGCTCTCGTACCAATCCATTAAACTTTCAGTAGTCTTAGTTCCAAGACCCGCGTCACGACATTTGCCCATGCTAAGTTCTTCGAGATAGCTAATTATTGTGGACAATTTCTCTGTTGCGGTCTTTCCGACTAAAGGTATACTAAAGGCGGGTAATAGTTGGTTTAAGGTAGCCTTCTTACTGTGTTCAATTTCTATAAAAAGCTTATCTGCAAGCCTTTTCGAGGAGAGAGCAATCTTTGTAAGATCATAGTCAAGCATATAAATATCCATTAAGGAACTAAGTGCTAGTTTTTCTACAGTCTTAGGGCCAAGACCTTTAATTTTTATGGTCTTAGCAAAGTGCTCAATTTGTTTACTGATTTGTGCCGCACACTCAGTGTTTTCACAAAACAGTAAATCGTTTCTCCACGCAAGAACAAAACCACACGAACTACAAGTAGTGGGGGCTAATATCGCTTGCATTGGTATTCCTCTGAAATTGAAAGTATATTATATATAATTTTAAGATTATTGTCAAGAATTATTTTTAGTTAACTCGTCGGACAATACGGGGGATTATTTCACCACTCCTTATGACTTCGACACTACAACCAATTTCTAATCCTAACTCCTCAATGTACTGCATATTATGTAAGGTAGCTCGGGAAACCTGTGCATCCCCGATCATAATTGGCTCTAGTTCTGCTACTGGTGTTACCACTCCAGACTTACCAGTTTGCCAGACTACATCTAGCAGTTTGGTTACTACTCCTTCCTTTTGTTCTTTTAACGCTATAGAACCTCTGGGATGGTGTGAAGTAAAACCCTCCTCTTCCCACTCTTGTAAGTTATCCAGCCTAAAAACTTTGCCGTCCGTAGGGTAATCAGTAGCGTCGAATGTAAGATCAGTATAAAAGCCTAAGCAATCACAAAAATCCATTTTACTACTCCAGTACTCAGGAGGATACAATAGCGACGAAGATGTGTTTGGTCGTATATCATGTACTACAAAAAATAAGTTAGGTCTTCGTTCTTTAAACTCTTCTACATCTTTTAAGTTTAACGCACCCGCTGCATAATTTCTTGCATTACGAATACTACTAGGAGCCACTACTTCTCCGTCTATTTGACACAAAGATTTGTAGTTAATTTCCCAAGGAACTGTTTTAAGGAGACGGACATTTTTCGTTATGTCTACGCCTTCTTTACCGTTGCCACGACTTGTAGCTCGTACTAATAAACCCTTGTTATAAACAAGAGAGATAGCCGCACCATCTAACTTATCGGTTTCAACAACATTGCGGTCGCCCATCCATGCCCATACACCTTCCTCAGAAAAGGATTTATGTAACGAATACAAAGGATAGAGATGCTTAACCCCAGATTTAGCAGTGTAGCCAACATGTTGTTCAGTACCTTCCATAGCGTCCCACTCTTCGTCACTTAGGGGGCTTTCACCATCTTCGTAATAGAGTTTAGCTATCTTGTTCCTGTATGCGTAATCAATATCTGTCATGCTTCTTTTCTCATTTATTTACAGATATTATACTAGAGAATACACATAAAGTCAAGAATTATTTGGAGCATCCTCCGGATAAATCTCTTTTATTAGTTCACCAAAGTTTTCTTCTATAATTTCTCTAGATTCAGCAAGGGATATAATTTCTGTTAAAGCGCGGAACAACTCCCTAGAATTATTAAAGTCAAGTGGCATAGCTATTCCTCTAGTAGTAGGCTTCCATTCTTCTTCAAAATCCATGTAATACTTTCGTAAATGAAGGTACTCTACCCCTCTGAAAGTATTGACAGTGAGTCGTACTTGTTCTTGTTTTTCTTCATCGTAATGAATTACGTGCTCATAAACATTGACAGGTTCAGTTATATCTATCATGATTCGTTCTTTAGTACAGAGGCTAAAGGTACTACACTTGTTATATTGAAAGGTTTTAATAGACGGTAAGAGTCTGTATCCCAACAAAATAATAATAATGTATCACTAGTTTCTTTTGCTCTGTTCTTCTTGCTCTGAATATAGGGCGTACTAAAGTCCAACGTGCAAACATTGTACTTTAGTTTTTTTGAGTTCTCACTACGATAAGTAATGATCGCGTCGCCGTATTCGGTTACAAGAGCAGTTAATTCTTGCTTTTTCACCAAGGCTCCTTAGGTTTAGGTGGGTAAAATCTTTTACCTTCCCATACTCTGAAGCCTAAATAATACTAATTAACCGAGTAATCCGGTGAAGTACTGGGCAGCTTTACCTGTTAACTTAGATATAATATCTTGGTCAACTAAGTGCCCACGAGCTATGATAGCGGCTACAAGGGCGTCCTGTGCAGCTTGTTTTGATACTCTAGTACCTGTAGATTTAGTACCATTACTAGCGGTTTCCTTCTTAACATAAACTCCTGCTTTGCTAAGGATCATGCGAACTCCGTTAGGGCTTTCACCTACTTCATCAGCAATGTCTTTCACAATCTCCATAGATGTTTCTGGAGTTGGGTTTTCTGCTTCGTACATATCTACTACTTGTTCTTTTTTGTCGTCATCCCACGCCATTATGCGTTTCCTTTTGTTAGTTTCCTTGATTTTGAAATGATATTATATCGCGATTTAACATTTGTGTCAAGAATTATTTTTCACATCTGTCCAAATAGTTATAGCGCTTCTTCCGTAATTCACGGGTCTTTTGCACCGCTGGTGACTGACTGAACTCGCCCTCACCACGAAACTTTCGTCCCATAGTTCTGAACCAGGCGTCAACGTCATTGCCCCATTTCGGGAGGCTGTCTTCCTTCATATCTTATTTAGATTTACACCATATTCTTCCAAGTGGGAGAGCTTACCTAGCTCACAGGCAAGTACAAACGCATAAAAGCCACCGACTATATCATTTTCTGTCTTCTCTAGAATATATACTCGGTAGCCTTTGCTTTCGTACTGTGTTTTAACTTCTACTTCCGCTTCTACTATTGCAGGTGCGTGATACCGTGCAGACCATACTTTCTCTCCCGAATTGAAGCTCTCTGCTACACAATTCTCAGG